CTCATCGTGATCTGTTTTACTCGGAAGATAATTTATACCACCTTCTTGGTAAGAGGGAATGGCGTTTGCTATGCCGCCTGTTTTTAACATGGTAGGTTGTCCAAATCGTGTTGGTGAAAAATCATAAAGATTTGCCAAATCAGTACGACTTGGTTCAGCCACATCATAAGTTTGCGGTTTGCTTTTTTCTCTTGCTAAAGCTGCTTCATAATCTGCTTGTGAAAAAGCTGCAGTAGGTTGCTTAGGGTCAGGTAAAGTTGAAGCTCCAACCATGGAACCCACAGTACCACTTAAAGCAAGGTTTGTACCTGTGCCTTGTATACTTTGACCAAGATTTTGCAATAAAGTGTTTTTTGCAGCCTCTGTGCCTGCACCCGCAGCTAAACTTGAACCTAACTGTCCTAAACCGAATGATGTGCCGCCACCAACTACGCCGGCTAGTAATGCGTTACGAGTCGATGCCCCTGAAGCTTTTGCGGCTAAAAAACTTATACCACCTGCTAATAGTGCTAATGGTAATGTTGGCATGAAACATTCTCCTAATATATATATTACCTTTAAGTTTACCTTGATTTATTAGGCTCTTCAATACTGCTAGGTCTCATTTCGTCCCATAAACGCCCCGTATATTGAAACTCACCCACATGAGTAATATAGTCCATAATGTAACAATGACATTGACCACCCAAATTACGCCAAAGTCGACAAAAGGCAAAGTCTTCACCTAAAAAATGTTTGTTCTCTTTATCGTGATAAGTGTCAAATAAGTTATACAGATACGGTTTTTTCTGTAATCTACCATCGACAATAGTCTCTTGGGTAATCTCTGTATCAGGATAGGCCTCTATCATCTGCTCAAAGACATTGCGTTTAATCAACATACAGCCAGTCGGTGCATGAGTGACCTCAATCACACCCTCACCTTCAACTTTAATATCTTCTTCGTCTTCTAAGCGTAAAGGATAGGTATTACAATTGACATGAGCTTGTTTAGCTGTGGTCACATCACCTGCTTGAATCTTGGCAATGAGTCGGTCGAACTTGATGTGTTTGAGTGGGTAAGGCACAGAAATGACATCCTTGTCAGCCTCAAGCATTTTCCATATGCTATCACAGGTAAAAGCTATATCACTATCAACAAACAACAAATGTGACATACCACTTTCTAAAAAAGCCGCCACACATAGGTTGCGACCTTGAGTGACCAATGACGATTTCATCATATGTACTGAGATGTCAATGTTTTTGTCTAAACATTCTTTTTGAAAGTCTAATACACTTTGAGCATAGTGTATAGATACTTCACTATGCACAGGTGTTGCCAGATAGATGCTTGTTTTAGTTTTCATAATTTAACAGTATTTCCTCGCCCTTTTTAATTTTTTTAGAACTAAATATGTTATATATAATATAATCGTCCCACTCTTCAATTATGTGTAACTCACAATTATTTTGTGTAGAGTGATTAACAAAACCACCCAATGGCGTTCTTATATAACCGTGCACCATAGGAACTTTTATGTGTGTAGTGCCTAAATCAACATTTTTACCTATGTCTGTCTTTGCAAAAATACCATGCCCATCAATATCACTTTCTGCTAAGGTTAAATTTTTTGGTAAAGGATTATAATAAAATCTATTGATTTGTAGTTTTGACACCTTTAGCTCCAGTCAAAAAGTTTGTCCATTGAATTTTTCTTTTTTGCCAATCATAAAAGTATTTCATGTAAGCTTGTTGTAAATTTAAATGATTTTGAATGTGCTCTTTGTGTAGTTGACACATCGACTGTTTGATTGCATGGGCGAACTGACGGGCTAATTTTTTATAATCTTTTGTGTAATTTACATAGACCGGAAAATCAGCACAAGTCTCAAATAAAGCCCCATAGTTTGTGGTGATGGTAAATAGTCCTGCTGACATACATTCAATCGCTGATATGCAAGAAGTCTCTTCCCAAATACATGGATAGGCAAACATGTGATAGTTAGTAAGTTTACTTAAAATAAAATCATTGGGACGATTGCCTATATAGTTTACATTAGGTAATGCTTTGGCTTGCTCATACAAGGCTTTCCAATCGTCGTCATTATCTTGTGCAAACTCACTGCCATATAAGTCACAGCTACTATAAACATCCAGTTCTACATTCTCACCTTGCAAAAGATCCATAGCTCCTAACAATACATTCAACCCCCGCCACGGTGTGGGTTGAAAGATGAGCCTTAAAGTATCGCCTTCTTGATAGGGTTTTCGCTTTGGAAAATACTCAATAGCGTTTTTTATCACATGACATTTATTATGAGGCAGATTATACATCATGCGGTATTTCTCTAAACTCCAATGAGAATTAAATATATACCAGTCATATTGATCATGATTCTTTTTATCACTAAACCAAGGTTGTATATTAGGTTGATTGTAATTGTTTTTCTGCCACAAAATATTTATCTTGTCTGGGTCTATAGGAACTTTGCCTGGTATTGATGTGCAAATTTGAAAATGACTTAATAACTCACTGTCAACATGCTTTTGTAGAAACTCTAGTTGTAATTCAGTGCCACCTTTTGGCTCACTCATTCGTCTCCCCAAATAAGTCCATCTTTGGCACAATGATAGTGACATCCCTTTGTATATCTTCTTCTTTGGTAGAAGTGCTAGGATCGTTTACATCTTCTTGTGCCTGTTCTTCTGATTCGTATTCAAGACCAGATTTTTTATTGGTTATTTTTGTTTGTGATTCACACTTTATGGTAATCATAGGCTTATTTTAAGGACAAATTGTTAAATTGCAAGTTACCCGTTTTCTTGAGAACGGTCGATTTGTGCGTAGGATATGATACCTTGAATCTCATTAGCTGTGCCAGCAGTAAGCTTTATGGCATCACCCTCTTCTAATACTAAGGTATGTGAGATTATCTGTCGTGTGGTATTGGCTGCTAAAGAGGCATTGTCTATTCTAAAAGTTGCAGTGGCGCTACTATCAGTTACCTGCGTGGCTAAATTTACTGCACCCGTTGAGCCATTATGAGCTTGTATCTGTTTAACTAGACATCTTGCATTTGACGGTGCAGTTAACACTGTAGTCGTACCAGTTGAGCTTAAATTAAAACCTGCATTTTTGTATTGTATTGTCATGAAATAAACCAGTTAAACGTATCTTGCTCGTTTTTAAAATCAGTTTGAAAAGAAAAATTAAGTTGGTTTTTTAAAGTGTCCAAAGCCTCAAGTATCTGTCTTTGATTACTAACATCATATTCTGGTTTTGGTTCTGGAATAGTTACGATAACTTTAGCCACGTTTTACACCTCTTTGCTTACGAATAGCTTCTTTGCCTTTTTTAGCAATTGCCACTACTTGAGTTTTATTCATAACTTTAGCTCGTTGCTCCATTACTGTCAAAATTTGTATTTTTCGTGCATAAGGCTTATTAATTCTCTTTACTTTAGCAACTGTAGCTCGTGCATCAGCAGGTGTTGCAAATTTTATTTTAACGGTATCCTTAGGGTTTTCATCCGTATATAGTCGACGGTCACTACCTTTTGGTTTTTTACCGGTGCCTTTTTTTGGGTCTCTTTTTTTAATAGTCATTACCTTCTACCATCAGGTTGCACATCTGCTCTGAATGAACCAAAACGCCAGTTTTCATCAGTTGTAGTATTTTCTATTCTCAACGCCACTAATCTACCTCGTGTTCTAGTATCTATTTTTGTCGTCGATGAGTTTACCGTAAAGGGTCCAAGTAAGGAACTTGCTTTTGTTTCACTTGGAAAGTCTTTTATTTTTAGGGTGACTGTGGCATTACCACTGATGACTTTAAAGTCTGGTATAAATCTTTTTATCTTCATAAGAAATTCACCTTCTCCTCCGTCAACAAAAGCAAAGTCACCAGACTCAATAAACGCATCAATACTAGCAAAAGCATTACCGTTTTGATCAGCTTGATTGACACCTACTTCATGCTCGTAAACCTGCGATGCACCATTAGTTGTGCTTACCCCTTGTATGGTTGGAAAAGTTGGTGTGGCGCTTGTGGTAAACTCAGACGCCAATGGCTTTTCAAATAATGTTTTATCTAAATATACAGATCTAGCCAAACTACTGGTCGTCCAAACGTTTTCTCTATAGTTGTAAGTAACACAACGGTCTATTTGAGATGAACCTGCTTTTGGGTAAAACCAGTTAATTTCAGTAAATAGAGAATTGTAATTACAGTAAATTATTTCACCTGCATCATAGTTGAGTCCTAAATCCTCAGAGTTTACATTACTAAAAACAAAGTCTTCTACACTGCAAGGTATGCGTTTGACTGTACCGTCGTAAGCATAAAAACCACCACCTTGCCCCATCCAATAAACAACACCATCCACATGTACGATTGCATGTTGTCCAATCAAACCACAGTTTGAACCCACTTGTTGAATAGAAAAAGTAAATGGCGGCCCCACAAACTGCATGATGTAGGCGGACACGTCAGTTAAAATTAAAATATAGTCTTTACCTCTGACCGCACCTTCTATTTTAGTGCCAGAATCTAATCTAAAAGTACCTGCGGTGTTGGTAGACACAGGTGTAAAATCAGTCCTGTCTTCTTGATCACTAAATCTAATAAACATTCTGTCTTGCGTGGATTTTGTGCCTATAGTTGTTTCAGTGCCAAAGTGTATTAAATGTCGATCACGCCCAGAAACTAAAGTTAACACAGTGGCTGTCGGGTTGTTACTTATGGCAGTTGCTCTTGTGGTTACACCACTACTTGGACTCCATTCAAATGATTTACCATTTTTTATCGTAGCAATAAGCACCGTGCCAAAATTATCTAATGACCAATTTGCTGGCTCCAGAGTTACATCGGTTGCAGAGGCTGCTTTGTTCCAAGCAACAAAGTTTGTGGCATCCGTTACCACTGCTGCGTCACTGTGAGCTGCACGAGTTGATCCTAAAGCACCTCTAGTAATGCCGGTTAAATCATTACTAGAAATACCTGTATAAGTGATAAGTTCAGAGCCCACTAATATATGACCGGAAGAACTAAAACCAGAAGTAGAGGTCAATGTCACACTCGTGCCTGACCCTCCTGTACCTGCGGTATTATCACCCAATGCACCATCTAAATCATTTTTTGTTAAAGAAATTGTTTGACCACCCCATTGTGCTACACCCCAACCAAAAGCAGGTGTCGCATCAACAGGACCAGGCTTTACATAAGGATTGACAGTCGCTGCCCCTCCTGCTGTCAGTCCAGAACCTGATTCATTGCTAGCCATGGTCACAGTAAAAGTATCTGCTGTTGCACTTTGTACTTCAAAAGTGTTTGTCGTAAAATCAGCGTCCACAAAGCCTGTGCCACTACCTGGTATGGTCATGCCACTAAAAGTAAACAAGTCACCGGCTTGTAGTTGATGAGCAACTTTGTTAACAGTCAGAGTTGCTGAACCATTGCTTGTGGTTAAAGTGCATGAGGTTAATGCAGTATCCAAAGGAGTAATGTCGTAATAAACACCACCTAAATAAATTGCTAACAATCTATGTGATGCCACAGCAAGATATCTTGTACCATCTAAATCTGCCCAATTGTGTATGTCACGGGTTACTCCTACTAAAGTGTCTGCAGTAGTTTTTTGCCAGCCACCTATTTTTTCAGGCTCACCATATCTAAATCTAACAAAATCACCATCCACCCAAGTGCTTTCAGCAACAGATTCTGAGATTTGTTTGTTAAAACCTGGTC